GGGTCAAAATCCCCAAAGTTAATTAGGTAGAGAGCTTGGATTCCTGAGATGGAATCTTTACACTGCTCCGTTCTACCATTTGCTATGAAACAAGGCATATTATTTAGTATTAAAGGGAGGCTGTTACACCTCCCATGTTATTAATTATTAGTTAGCAGAGTTAACGATACCGTAAGTAACGATATTTTCAACAGCTCCGTACTGCGCTCCACCTGCCATTCTCATGATTACACGAACATTTTGTGAGCCATCAACGTCAGACATATCAATTACTTTAACCTCATTCAAGTCAGAAAGTACAGAAGTACCAAAGAACAAGTTGTCAGTAGTAGTTGCGATAGCTGTGTTAGTTGCCAATCCTGGAGCCCAGAATAAGTCAACACCATCAATGCTCAAAGCACCATTAGAATACCAAGTAGTTCCTTGGTTGTTTACACCTGTACCTGGAGTAACTGCTGCAGAAGCACCTGATACTGTAGAGAATCCACCCAATGCACGTACATACGCTTTTGCGATGTTAGTAGATACATAGATTCTAAGATTAGGGTTACCATAAAGAGCAGCAGGAATTGCATCAACAATTTTACCCAACTCAACAACTACGTTTAAAGCTGTAACAGAAGTACCTGTTACCTCTTGTGCAGGTGGCAATAAAGCGTCAGTAGATACGATAGTAGAGATACCATTGAAAGAACCTGAAGTAGCTGTAGCACCTGTCCAAAATGCTGTCTCAACATTCGCAGCAACTTTATCAGCAGCGTGTGCGATTAAGAAATCAGCAAAAGATTTAGGCATTTGTTTGAAGTTGCTGAATCCCATTTCAGCCGCTTGCCAAGTTGAAAAGAAATCTTTTTTACAAAGCTCCAAGTTAACTTGCAAATCTTTAGTAGTAAGTACACGCTCAGTCAATGTAACTGTAGATGGGTCAGTAAATGCACAAGTAGCATCTTTCAAGATAGCATCAGTAGCTACTTTTTGGATAACTTGTTTGTAGTGTACGTTAGGAAGTACAGTAACTCCACCATTCTCGATGGTAGGAGCAGATAATAGAGCTGCAGATACATATTTTCCTGCAAACTCACCAGCATAAGTGGTAGTAATTGAAGTAGCCATTTTTTGTTTTTGTTATTTAATTAAGATAATTTATTTAAGATTCGGTCAAATGTGGATTCTTTACGATTCCCCCCCCAACTAAACTGAGCTGTAGGGTTTTGTTTCTCAGGGTTATGAGAAATTGGCTTGGAAGCAGGCTCATCAATTACAGGAGCCTCTTCTACTTTGGGCTGCTCTGATAATTGTAATTTCAATGCTTCGTTCTCCGCTTTTAATTCTTCTATTTTAGAGAATAACATTTCTTCAACTTGTGATTTTATGATTTTCTTTGGTTGAGATGCAGTATCTTCGCTCAATGTAGGCTCAGTTGCAACCTCTTCATTCATCATTGGAGCTTCAGGTGCAGGAGCCTCATCTACTGGAGCTTCTTTAATCTCAGCAATGATACCCTCTTGAGTAACTACTAAGTACTTACCATCTTCCAATTCGTACTCTCCAACTGGCAAAGCAATACGTTGCTCATCCTGAGTAACAATAAATACTTCCATACCGGGCTCAAATGTATCAGCCTCTAATACGGTTACCCCATCCATTAACTTCATGGATGAAAGTTCTACCTTGTCCATTCCGAGCAAGGCAGAGATTCTGCTTAAAATTGATTCTTTCATATTATTTTTATGTATAACTCATTAATTATTTAAGTGTTCCATTTTTAATTAATTTGCCTAGTAACTATAATGTTGTTAACTACTCCCTCATCAGGTGTGTTTACGTTACCTATCCCCTGTGCATGTAGAGTGCCATCACAGCATTTAGCATTGTAAGTTCCGTCTTTACATACGCACCCACGTTTTCCACCCTGTGGGGAGCTTTTAGTTTGTTGTCTTTTTTTCATATTCTTTTATTTTAGATTCTGACCAGGTTAACGCTGCTTTACCTCCCCATAATAAGTAGGAAATGAATCCGCAATCGTTACTATCTCCTTGGTTGTAATAAACCTCCGCTCTGGATAGGTAGCTGTACATTCTTTTAATAGTTTCCATGCTGACCTTTTCTCCATTGGCAAGCTGTTGGGCACGAATTTTACCCACTTGGGTAGCACATTTATTGCCGTTCCTTTCATTAAGCAAAATCCCCCTTTGTGCGTTTCGTTTTACCACGCTTGGGTAGTCATTGTAGCTGTCCTCTGCCAAGTTTTGACCTGACATTATTTTTTTGATTTGCTCAATCAGGTACTCTTTCTCTTCGTCCATTACTTTTTTCATGGAAGCCTGCATAGCCATTTCATATTTATCTGCAAAGTAGCCTTCTATTGAAAAACCTTTTACCTTACCCTCTTTAACATCGTTCCAAATTTGGTCATTGTTTACTTTCATTGAAATCATCCAGGTACCTACTGGCAAATCAAAGTTATATAATCGGCTTTTATCCGATTTACTGTCATCAATTATCCAACTTTCTACTACGGTCATGCCATCTATTTGTTTATCATGTTCATAGGTTGCACTATTTTGGTGACCATTGGTAAAAAACATCTCACTGGCTTTTCTTACCGTATCCTCTGAAAAGTAAATGTAAAACTCTCCATGCTTTGAGTTCTTTCTGTAGATTTGTTTGTTTGGAATTAACGCAGGACCCATTAACAATTTTTTCTCTTTGTCAATGGTGGCAAGTTCTATGCTGTGCTTGTTTAGGGCTACGAAGTTTTCCTCTATGGCAGGCTCATCCACTACCGATACAGCGTAAACTCCCATCTCCGTATCTTTATCATCTAAGATTAATTCTATAATTTTCATAATGTACCGTTTGTTATTTTGTTTCTTTCCAATGCTTGTGCTGTTGTTATATTTCCACTCACAACATACGCTTGAATTGGTTGTTGTTGTAACTGAGCTAGTTGATTTATTCCGTTATTCCCCACAACATTAAATTGGGGAGCCTGTACCCCACCACCTGCGCCACCGCCACCACCTGCACCACCTCCTGCACCACCTCCTGCACCTGCCCCTGCAGATGGAGCTGAGCCACCCCCTAATTCTTTCAATGCTTTGGCAGTTGCTGCGATGTTAGCCGCTATTCCTATTCCTGTAGATATGTTGTTCATTGCAATCACTGGAGCGGCTGCTGTACCACTGGAAGCAATAGCCTGCGGAGTAGCCAAGGCACCTATATTGGCTAATTTATTAGCAATAACCATTTTTGCAATACCGACAGCACTCTCAACTAAGATGGCACCTTTTTGTACCGCTTTGCTTTTACCAAATATATCCTTTAGTAACTGTGCCCCTTGCGCTGCTAAGTCCAATGCCTGCATCTGTAATGCGGCTTTTTGCTCGTATGAAGCAAGGTCTGCCTTTGCTCTTTTTTCGTATTCAGTTACCTCTATAGCAGTGACTTGTTCATTGTATCTTTTATTAGCTTCTATGCTATATGCTTGGTATTGCTCTTCGGTTAATATCTTAGCGTCCTTTTGATTTTGTAAGTTGACTAATTCTTGGTCCAGTGCAAGTTTTTTAATAGCTATTTCCTTAGCACTTCCCTCGGCCATTGCATCTATTCCTAACTGTCTTTGCTTTACCTCATCAGCGAAAGCCTTAGCATCACCCTCTTGCATTGCTTTCAATAACTTCTCCTGATTCTCGAGTGCTTGTTGTTCCTCAATCTTTGCGTACTTATCTTTTACTGCTATTCTATCCGCTTGGTATTGCTTAGTTATTTCAGTGGTATCTTTACCTGCCTCATCATATATACGGCTTTGCTCATCAAATTTATTGGCTAGTATCTGTAATTCCTTTTCAGATTCATCTGTTAACCTTGCCTGCCTATCTGCTTCCTGAGCTTCGTAAAATGCTTTTAATTTATCGTTGTATATCTTATTGGCTTCCTCTTTTTTCTTATTGGCTTCCTCTTGTTTCTTTAATGCATCTGAAGCATTTTTTTCATCTATTGCTTGAATCTCTAGGGTGTTACCATCTAGCGTACTTTTGGTTTTGTTAAGGTTTTTTTGTAGTTCCTCGATAGTTGCATTACCTTCCTCTTTTATTTTGTCGGTATTAAATAGCATCCCAGATAACCCCTTGGAAGCATAATCTGCAAACTCAGATAAACTTTCGTTTAATGGCTTTATTTTTAACTCACCTTGACCAAGAGCTTTTAATGCTTGGTTGATTCCTACCAAAACTAAATCAATCGGAGCCACTGCCAATCGGGTAATTAATAGAAGCCCCTCAACTTGTAACCTGATGAACAAATCAGCAAGTTTTCTATTTCTTTCTGATGCTTGTAATTCTAGTTTTTGCTTTAATTTTTCTTTGTCTATTTCAGCCTGTTGCTCTTTGATAATAGATTTTATTTTTTCCTCGCGTAGTTTTAGTATATCCTTTTCGGATTTCCCTTGGAGCTTCAAAGAATTTTCTTGTAAGTCAAATAACTCAAGTTCGTTTTCTGCAGTCTTAACCCTTTTCTTTGCGTTTTCTAAGTTCTTTTCAGTCTCTGAATTTACCCCACTTACTGCCCCTTTAATGTCATCCCAATAAGCTACAATAGCACCCAATGCAATTACAAGTAAACCAATACCTGTAGCTGCTATCCCTGCTCTAATTCCACTTAATGCCCCTTTACCACTTACCCCTACAGCTTTCCATATAGGACCCAAAGCACTGGTGGCTTTTCCTGCCAATGAGCTTTCACTGGATAGGTTTCTAAATGTATCTTTAACAACCCCTCCTAAATTCTTAAATGCATCCCTAGCTTCACCCACACCTTGTAAGCCCTGGGATAATGCCATAGCACTCTGTACCTTTAGCATCATTTTTTGTACGTCCTCACCCTCTGCACCTACTAACCCCATTGCACCCTGCACCGCAGAAAACCCACTAGCTACACCTGTTAACGTAGCTGTGAATGCTTTAAATTTTGCATCAGGGTTAAAGGCATCGGTTAAGGCTTTGGCATCCCCAATTCTATCTTTTAATTCGGCTGCTTTCTTAGCGGCATTGGCAGCCTGTACGGATGTTGCTCCATACTTATCGGCTAAGGCTTGCACCTCCATTTGAGCCTCTTTAAGCTGTGCCTTTAAACTTTTAGTATTGTCCTTTACTTCGAGTTCTATAGTTCTTTTTTCTGCCATTATTTCTTAGCTCTTTTCATATATAACTCTCTCATGGCTTGTTTGTACACCCTCTTGGTTTGGGTTTGAATAGCATACTTTCCTTTGGCTATTTCGATTAACTCACTTTGTCCATGGTGCTCGGCAGCGAGTAGCATTGTAATTATGTGCTGTATCATATATCTCTGTCTTCTGGTAATGGTTGAATAATATCTGTAGGGCTTACCGGCATGAAGTCATTTAGTAGCTTCATTGTAACCTCCCCCGTTGTAAGGTTGCTGTTAATATCATTAATTATATATCTTTTATCTCTGATAATTACCCTGTCATTCATCCGCAACCCTGTCAACAATGACACTGGTAAAATGGTGTTAACTGTGGTGATCCTATTCTTTAATGAATAAAGATTTGATAGGTACTGAAAATAGTATGTAGCAAAAATACCTTGCTGAATTGCATATCGGTGGTAGGTGGAAGTTTCGGGACCAAAATTCAATGAGTACTCAACATTGGTTGTGCTATGAGTGAAATCTTGACCAAACATTACATACTGAATAGATGTTGCTGTACTGCCTAATCCGTCTTTATATTTCACTCCATTTGGTAACCCTGTAACCGTTCCATACCTATACAATATAGCAGGTTTCGGTATGTATGGAGCTAAGGCACTATTCAAAGCAAAACCAACTTGCAACCCACTGGGAGAACCTGATTGGTCGTAATGGTTAAACATCATATTTTCAAATGGCACTTCTATAGTGTATTCCGCTCCATCGTATGGATAGTTGTATTCCATGTCTCCGTATTCCTTTTGGGAGGATTGAAGATAATATTTGTTTAATACGCTCTCTGATTTTTGGTATTTGAAAGATATCTGCCTATACAATGGCACCCTAGAAATTTCGATGCTGTCCATTTGCGTGTACCTGGTTATGTCATATAGACTACCTTGGGTGTACCATTCCAAAAGTGGCTCTATTTTGTAGTCAACCTCCCCCACGTTTTCAACAATCATGTTGAATTGTTTTAATACCCCACCGACAAAATCTACTAT